TGCTGCGCGGATGTCGCTAATGCCTTGTCGCGGTCGATTCTGAAATTTGGCTGCCAATTCGAACGCATAAGGGTACAATCCAAACTCCGATATGAACCAGAGCTGAACCACAGCAGCGTGATACCTCAGCTGTCCTGGTAGGTCAACTGCTTCGATGTCGACTTCGTCTCCGATCTCGTCTAGACACATAGTCAAACTGTGCAACGAGTCCTCTGCAGGAAATACCTGAGTGTATATTGGCCACGCCTCCCAAGCATCTGAGAGGTACGCGTATAGCCTCATCAGCGATTCGGCTTGCGTCCTTGGTGCATGTCTTTCGACAAACACCATTCTTTGAAGGATTTCCTTCTCAGATCGGTGTGCCCACCCATGGTACCAACGGTGTCCGAGGAAATGGACCGTTCCGTCAAACGGATTGGTCACTTCACGATGAGAGTCACTTACGTCACTCTTCTCAACACTAAGCATGAATCCTAGCTCAGCTGCATACCGAGCTAGCTCTCCGAGATCTATGCGCGTGTTTGAAGCGATGATGCTATCGTCGCCCTGAATAAGCACTCTATCACTCTTGAGTGCCGCTCCTGTCGCACGGATCCACACGTAGTTCAACAGCAGCAAATTTGTAACGCTGCCTACCAGACTAGTGAAGCTAGAGCCTGATGGTATCCCTTTGTGTTTTTGAAAGACTGATCCATCCGGTGTGATGATTCGTGAATGAATGAAGTCGCTTACGAACCTATCCCACACCTCGCGCTCATTGGCGTCAAGCTCAAGATGCGTCCGCAACACACGGAACACGTCATCAAGCATGCATGCCGGAGCAGACGCGTCAAACCCTGAAACATCCAGGGAATACACGTAACGGAACCTCGACTGAAGTTCAGCGACTAGCGCTCCCTTCTCAACGGCCCTAAGACCGATTGCGAACGGACGCCGTCTCTCCAGATTTTTATGGATTCTCTTTGAGAAAGCCGAACCCACAATAGTCGTAGGAAGCGACGCCATCCATACGAGCCGAGTTTTTGGACCAGACGGCCCAGGCTGAACGCGCTTACCGGTAGCAAAATGACCAAAAGAACGGTCACCGCTCCAGATCCTGCGTGCAGCAGCGAGTCCTTTTTCAAGAACACGCTCGTTCCGAACGAAGTAAGGAGCACCAGCATAAGACTTCCGATGAATGAAGCGACGAACCACTTCATCCAGTGAATAAGGCTTTCGCCCTCCGGTCGCGTCACCTGCAACACTGAGCGTCGCACGAAACGCATCCCTGTAAGTCCCGGAAATCCACGGTCGTCTGGATTTGTCCTCAGCGAGACTTCTAGCTCTTCCGCCGGGTAGTGAACTTCTCCCGTTCGGAGCATCAGAGTTTTCATCAACATATCCCAACACTCTGGGCAGTGATGTTTGTGATGCCTCTCCGAATATTCCGGATCCCACTGTTCCTGTGTGGGCACTGAGGGAACCATTGGCGCCCTTTGGGTCCTTTGGACGTCGGCAAGCGCATGGGCCGACTCCAGAGACGGTGAACCGAACGCTGGAGGTGGATTCGGAAAAATCTCTTCCTTCTCCTCCACTGGCGGGATGAAGGGGACATCCATACCGCGATAGCCCTTCCTCCACCCATTCAGGGGTTGTGACACTTCGATTATCCTCCTTTGCGCTCAGCCCAGCAGCGGCGTCACCTAGCTTGCGCTGTACTCCACGATCTATGGCAGGCACAGTGACAGCCTTACCGAGGTCACGCATTGCCCGAACCCAAATTGGATTCGAACTGCGATACTTACCGAGATAGGTAATCCCGGCTCGCGCGCGTAGGTCTGACGTATCCATACACGCTCCCTTCAGAATCGGACCTCTTTGCATATCCGTCTTCGGTCCGTGCAAAACGGAATGATGCGTTGAGCAGACGCATGTCGCATACTACTTGCTCAAGGTAGAGCAGGCCTCGTGTGTTGCGGTTGCTAAACCGACGAGTTGGTAAATTCACCATGGGTTAAGCCCACCACTCTCGTCAATTAAGACGGT